CAATTTGAGAAATCGATTCAGTCATAGTTTTGTCGTCTGCTAGTTAAGACCGAAGGTTGTTGATTTTTTGGTTGGTCTTCTGGGCAAATTCTTCCAAGAAGGCTGGTGGTATCGGCGAGTTGTTGAAGAAGTCGTAGAGGTATTCGACAGCATCAAATAGCGTGCAGACGGCTGTTTGCCCTTCGTTCTCTAGAATTTGCTTCGCTAATTCATCTGAATCGGCTTCAAGATCCAGCTTCGGATCTAAGCAGCTAGGATCGAAGCCGTCTGGGTAATTCCATGTCATAGCTTTAATCTCTTGATGAAAGCAAAGATGTAGTCGATGACCGTTTTTGCGGTGTTCGTAGCAGTGCGATTTCGGGCTTTGCGTTCGTGCTCTTTACGGCGTGTCGCTTTACTTTTTTGTGATGCGTGCCGGTGAGGGTGAGTGGGAACGCTCATGCCGCCTCCTGCTCTTCAGGATGACGCTGAAAATACTGGCGCCAGGATTCGACTTCTTTTTTGAAGTTCGGATGCTTTTCGACTTGTCTTGCTAGCCAAACTTCAAAATCATCGAGCGATGGTTCTTGTACACATGCGCTGTACCACTGGTACATAACGATGGCCTCACGCCCGTGACGGCTGACAGCTGCTTTGGTTGCCAATTCGAGGCTTTGGTTGTCATTGACGAAAGTAAGAGCAACGCTTCCGATTAAACAGTTCAGCGCGGTAGTGATGACTTTGACGTTCATTGGCTGAACTCCTAAAAAAGTACGTAACCATTAAGAACTGCCCACTGCATGAGCAGGCAGAGTGAGATACCGAGAGCGCAGATACCGGCGCCAGTCAGAACGGCGCAGAAGATGATTGCGGTATCGCTGAACCCAGTACGTTCGTTGTGGCCGAGAAGTTTTTTCAACGTCATGGCGTTCTCGGAAAAAAGAAAGGCCCCGGCAGATGAGTGCCGAGGCCTGTTAAGAAAAATTGGGTGATTACGCTGTTAGGCGCTTGGGCTGGTGCGAAGCCCAGGACTTGTAGCAGTCAAGCTCCTTCACGTCGTAGCCGAGCTTTGCTAAATCGCGCTCTGCTTTCCATAAGTACATGTCGTGAATCGCTTCCCAAAGAGCGGGCGCGAGCGGAGACTGCATGCGATAGAGAAGCTCTAGTATGAGCTCAAGGCTATCTTTGTAGAGATACCTCCAGTTGTAGATGAACGTACGCTGACGCTCCAG